ATAGCCAACCTAACCAAACCAATGGGTTTTACTCTCAATCATGAAGCATTTCCGCAATTGCCGTTTATTCTTGATGATGCACTTTATGGAGCACTTGGACCCCTTCAGCAAAACGCACTTGGCTAAGTGCTAAAATTAATACAACAAAGGAGAACATATGTTGTCTTCATTTAGCAAAGACGTACTTGAAAGAGCGGCGCGGACGTTCCTGCAGGGCTACCTTGGTTCCTGGCTTGCGACTGGCGCTGACTTTGATGGTCTTTTTGCAACCGACAATTTGAAAGTTGGTGTTGTTGCGGTGGCCTTGTCCGTTGCAATGAGCATGGGCTTGAAGAAGGTTGGCCCGAAGAAAGATTCTGCCAGCGTTATTTGAGATTCCTGCTAGCGCATTTGCGCTCTCTAATCTACAATTGGACGCAGAGAGTTAGGAGCGCGCGTCGATGCTTGCGGGTATTTACAACATTACTTGTCAGCAGGGCTCGACTTTTGGGCGAACTATTACCTTTAAATACCCAGACCCGTCGTCCTCTCCCAGTGACCCAACATACTTGCTTTGGGACTTTACCGACTACACAGCAAGAATGCAGGTAAGAAGAACTGTCGATTCGTCGACCATTCTTATTTCTTTGACCACCGAAAATGGGCGAATCACCCTTGGTGGTGCAAGTGGGACAATTGAACTAAATATAACCGCCGCAGATACTGCGGCGCTAACAAGTTCAGGTGTTTACGACTTGGAAATTATTTCAGATGATGGCGTTGTCGACAGAATTATGCAGGGCGACTTTACCTTGTCGCAAGAGGTGACCAGATGAGCAATACCGTTCCAAATCAGGTCGTTGTCGAGGACGTAAGAATAGACGTAAATGTTGACGAGGACGTACCAAATTTAATAACCCTCAATACAGCAACCAGCCAGACACTTCTAACCCGCCGCTACGTTCACTCTCAGCCAGTCGTGTCTGCAGTTTGGGTAATCAACCACAATCTTTTCGGCAAGCCCTCAGTAACTGTTGTTGATTCTGCAGATACGGTGGTCGTTGGTGAGGTAACATATAACAGTAATTCTCAGGTAACGGTCACCTTTACCGCTCCCTTCTCGGGTTACGCATATTTGACCTAAAGGCAGGATTAAATGTCGCAAAAGTTCCTTACGAATATAGACCTAAATCAGAATCAACTGATTAACGCCACCTTTGAGGTTCTTGGTTCAGACCCAAGTTCAGGCAACTTTGAGGGTCGCCTCATCTACAACTCCACCGAAGACACCATCAAGGTCTATTCGGGTTCTGCATGGCGCAAGATGCTTCACAGCGTCGTATCTGGCGGCGACTATACAGACGCAATTACGATTACTGAGTCGAACGGTCAAGTAACTCTAACCCTTAACCTTGCCGATACAGACAGTGCGGGTCTTCTCTCCAGCACCTTCTGGAACATGCTCAATGATGCGACCGCTGATGCGACCGCAAGCAAACTCGTTAAGCGTGATGCGAACGGAAATGCAAAGGTTGCCACCCCAACCGATGCGGCGCACATTGCAACCAAGGGTTATGTTGATGCGGCCCGCCAAGGTCTCGATGTTAAGCAATCGGTTCGCGCGGCGACGACTGCTGCAGTCAATCTTTCGACCGACCTTGAAGATGGAGATTCGCTAGATGGAGTAACGCTCGCTACCGGCGACAGAATCTTGGTCAAAGACCAAGGTGGTCCTGGTGTTGCACATGTGGACAACGGTATTTACGTTGTTCAGGCAAGTGGTGCGCCGGTAAGAGCATCTGATTCAAACGGTACAGCCGACACTGGAGAACTATCCCCAGGAACATTCACCTTCGTTGAAGAAGGTACGGTCAACTCCGACAAGGGCTTTGTCATCTCGACCAACGGAACAATCACTGTTGGTTCCACGGCAATCGCATGGACACAGTTCTCTGGTGCGGGTTCATTTGTTGCTGGTGATGGTCTTTCGCAGAGTGGCAACACAATCAACGTCAATGTCGTTTCTGACAGAACTGCAATCACTGGCGATGCAGTCGATATTGCCTCCACATATGTTGGTCAGACAAGCATTACGACCCTTGGCACGATTACCACTGGCACATGGGAGGCAACAGATGTTGCTGTTGAGCATGGTGGTACAAATGCTTCAACCGAGTCCGGTGCAAGAACTAATCTCGCTTCTGCCGCTTCTGAGGCTACTGGTCGCACGACAAGCACTCCATCGCTGTCAAGAGTTGCCAAGCAGGGTTGCGCGGCAAGCGTAGGTGGTGTTTCAACGACGACCGTAACACACAATTTCAACACGACTGATGTTCTCATTCAGGTTTATGAGGTATCGAGCGGTGCGACTGTCATCGGCGACACCATCCGAGCAAACAGCAACTCGGTCAGCGTTGTCCTAAACGGAACGATTAGCGCAAACGACTACACAATCGTCGTCACGGGCTAATCTGTGATTGACCTCGAGGGGTCAATTAAAACATAGTCGAGAGCGATTGAGGTCGCAAGTGGCACAAAAATTTGTAACTCCCATAACCATTAAGCAGTTGGCGTCTGCCGGCTCGGATGCGCTCACCGTCTTTCTTAACGGTGAAGTTTATGGTCGCGTAAAACTAGAAGCGGGCGGTCGCCTTTCTTGGAGCGACGGAACCGGAACATACGACACGAACCTTTATCGTGACGGTGCCAACACTCTTGCTACTGACGACATTTTTAAGGCAATTACAGCGCTTGTTTCTCCGACCACGGAGGGTGCCCCCTCGGTTAATGTTCCCGATGGCGCCGTTGCGGTTGATAATACAAACAACCGTCTTTATTTCAGGTCCAATTCAACATGGCGGGTGGCTCAGGGTGGCGCAACCGTTTCTGCAACATCACCGGAAAACCCACTTGAAGGTTCTCTTTGGTTTGATATCGATGATGACACCCTTTATGTTCGTGAGGAAAGTTCATGGGTGCCAGCAGGCGGTGGTGGTGCTTCCGTAACTGTTTCCGATTCGGCGCCTACGGATGGGTTGGAGGAGGGTGATTTGTGGTTTGAATCTGACACGGGAAGAACTTTTGTTCGCTACGACTCATTTTGGGTTGAAATAGGAGGGATTGCCTAATGGCAATAAATTTTCCGAATTCTCCCTCAATAGGTGACACCCATTCGTCCGGCGCCAAGACATGGACATGGGATGGAGAGAAGTGGTTATTGAATCCAGAAGACAGAGCCTTGACAGTCGACAATCTGGACGGTGGTATTCTTGAAATAGACGAGGCTGAAGTATCAAATAACATAATTTTTTCGTTTGACGGAGGAACACCTTAATGGCTGGAGCAAGAATACAACTAAAACGCGCTACAGCCGCTTCGTGGTCATCCAACAACCCTGTTCTATATTCGGGGGAAATTGGATACGAGACAGATACCAATAAATTCAAAATTGGTGACGGCTCAACCGCCTACAACTCACTTTCTTACTTTAATGGAAACCTCAGTGGCTCAAACCTCGATGACCTTGCTGACGTAACCATTACATCAGCCGCTGATGGCGATTTCTTGCGCTGGAATGGCACTGCATGGATTAATGACGCCGTCAATCTTTCGACTGACACTATCGGCTCATATGTTGAGTCTCTCGTTGCGGGAACTGGTGTAAGTCTTTCGAATAATTCCGGAGAGGGAGCAACACCGACAGTCGCAATTGGTCAGGATGTTGGAACCAGCGCTTCAGTAACTTTTGCTCATGTCTCTGCTGATTTGGCAGGAGATGTAACTGGTGATTTGACGGGAGATGTAACTGGCAATGCGGACACTGCCACAACGCTTGAAACAGCACGGGTAATTGAACTTAGCGGTGATGTCAGTGGCTCTGCGTCGTTTGACGGCTCTTCAAATATCAACATTTCCGTTACTTCCAACGCAGACTCGATTGAACTTGGAACCGACACAACCGGAAACTATGTTGTTGACCTTGCTGGTGGAACTGGTGTCACCATCAGCCACACTCCCGGTGAAGGTTCGACTGCCTCCGTTGCAATCGGGCAGGATGTTTCCACAACCGCTTCCGTCACATTTGACCAATTGACTGTTAATGGTCAGACAAATGTTGGCGGGCACATTATTCCAGACACGACAGAGACATATGACCTGGGTTCGGCGTCCGCTCGATTCCGTGACGTTTATTTGTCAGGAACAACTATTGACCTTGGTGGAGCAGAAATTACAAGTGATGGAACAGACGTTTCATTCTCTGGCGGAATCAATGTTGGCGGAGGCGCAAATTTCGTCGGCGACCTTACAGGAAATGCTGATACTGCCTCAACTCTTGAAACTGCGCGCACGATTTCTTTGGGTGGAGACCTCTCTGGCTCGGTCTCGTTTGATGGCTCCAGCAACGTAACAATTACTGCAGCGGTTGAGCCAAACAGCGTTGCCCTTGGAACGGACACAACCGGAAACTACGTTGTTGACGTTGTTGCTGGAACGGGTTTGTCAGTTAGCCATACGCAGGGTGAAGGCTCTACCGCATCTGTAGAACTGAACGCAGTTCTCAATGACCTAGACGATGTAAGCGCTCCAGCACCAAACGGCGACGAATACTTGAGATGGAATGGCACTGCTTGGGTGCCAGATGTTGTTCAACTCGGCGAACATACAACTGGCGACTACATGGTAGATGTTAGTGGTGGAACTGGTGTTTCTGTATCCCACACGCTTGCAGAAGGCTCAACTGCAACTGTTTCAATCGGTCAAGATGTTGCAACTACGGCAAGCGTTACATTTGCCCGTGTGAACATTACTGGCGATTTGCTGGTAAACGGAACTACAACCTCAATAAATACAGAAACACTACTAATCAGGGACAACATAATCACTCTAAATTCAAACGCATCCGCTACTCCAGTTTCGGATGCAGGAATAGAAGTTGAACGAGGAACTTCCGACAACGTCCAATTGCGTTGGAATGAAACAACCGACTCTTGGGAAATCACTGAAGATGGAACGACATATCGAAACATCGCTGCTGGTCAAGATGTCGAAACATCATCTTCTGTAACCTTTGCAGCAGTAACTGCGCCACTCATTGGCAACGCCAGCACTGCTTCTTCTTTGGAG